TTCTCTACGCTATCTGTGTTTACTTTGTTTGTGTCGTTGCTTTGTTTCAGGTCACCTGTCAGTGTTTCAACTACCACCTCTTGATCAGAGTTGCTCGTAGTTCCAACTGTCTGAGAGTTAGTCTGTCCTGCCTGTACATTTGCTGCGACATTCGGTCCACCCCCACCTCCCAAGAGAAAGGATGGAATCTGACTACAACTACTTGTTGATAGAAGCAGTGGTATTGCTAGTATGATTGACAGTATGCGTGTTTTTACCATTGACGTATATCCCGAAGAAACCTGCACCTGCCCCTACAATAACAGATACGAACCCTGCTTGTGCGTTTGTAGGATCAGGCAAATCCATGAACCATGTTGTAGTTTTATAGAAAGCATACCCATACAAAGTTATAATTAATCTAGGCCATATACGCCACTTATCTAGCCATTCTGGTGTTACTTTCATTACTTAACCTTTCATAGCGTACATCAGTAGCCCAAGACCACCGAAGAATATTAACAACAAGACACCTGTAATAGACCAAGTGATAATAGCTTCAATCATCTCTGCCTTACGGTACTCTTGCTCTCTCTTTTGCTTTCTAATCTTAGCCTCTGTACGCACTAATTCATCCCATGCTGATGGCCCATAGATAAAACTAATATGCTGACGTAGCTCTTCACGCATGGCTTCTGCTTTACGCTTTGCATTCCAGACAGCGAGGGCTTCCTGTTCTACATCCCCACTTATAGTCTTCCACCAAGGTGGGTTGTTGGCTTGTTTCTCTGCTTGCCCTAGATCGGACATAGCACCTGCCCATTGGGATAACTGACCGTGCATATCTTGCAAGTCTTTCCCTACCTGAAGCCCCTTCTTTATTGCGTTAAAGGCTACAGTCGCACCACCTATGATAGTCACTGGGTCCATTTATTGCTCCCTAGATTTCTCCATCATAACTCTGATAGACTTTATGTTTTCATCTATTCGAGCCATAGTAATTTGTAAGGTTTGTACTGATGATTCAACAGCCATCAACCTTACTTCTTGTCGAGCAATCTCTCTAGCGTTAGTCTCAACACTCTTGTCAAGTGACGACATGTACCAGATAAAACCTGCAGTCTGTACAGCAATAGCAAATACTAAGGTGACAGGAACAGACTTAGATAAGTGCCATTCTTCCTGTTCCATTATAACACCTCGAAGTGAGGGGCATCAATGAAGGGTCTACGTCCTGCAGAGCGACGAATGTCTATGTACTCATTCATCAAGTCTTCTGCCGTTCCATCCCAATCATTAAGAGCCTTGTGCCATGCAGCACCCCAACGGATAGTGACTCCTAGTTCTTTAGCTGCCTTGAGCATTGCATCAGCTATCTCGTCGTACAAGTTCAGTTCCCAACGACCACCGTCAACCCAAGCCATGAGGTCTACAGCGTTACCTTCAAGGTGTTTAGACTTCATGGTTTGTGATGCACCTTTAGCGACCAAGGCTTCCTGTTCTTGAATGGTACGTAGACCACAAATAACAGAGAAGTCCTGCTCAGATAGCTCAATGGCCCTCTCCACTACAGCTACTAGCCGTGGATTTACACCTTCAAGTTTCTCTTTACTTCGATTACCTAAAACATATCCCATTAGTTACCTGCCATAGCTATTTGTTGATCATTCTTGCCTAAGTTAAGTACGACCTTACGGCCTGTATCACGCTCTGTTCCTTCGTAGTCTCGACTACCGAACAAGAACGCAAGGTTACGAATCATTTGATAATCAGATGGTGCATTCTTTACTGTATCTGCTACAGCTTCCATGAATGATATACCTGAGTTCTCAAATTCCTCTGCACTAAGGTTAGGGTAACGACCTGACTTGTCCTGTCCTTTACCGAAGTGTGTCCAACTGTTGAAGTCATACTGGTCTTGTGCAGTGATGTTTCCATCTTCGTCTACACTTACAAGTATTTCACCTAGTGTCATCTTTAATTCATCAGCAGGTGTGATGTTCTTTAGTTTTTCTTTCAGACTAGCAGTGTCATCAGCAACATTACTACCGAAGAATGCAGCAGAAATCTTAGCACCATACTTGTTGTAGTCACTGTAAGATAACTTTACAGGTTTTCCAGGTTTCAAGTTCTTATCTAGTGCAGCTTTACGTAGTACATCCATAGCTTCAGGGCTAAAGTTAGACTCAGTAATGTCACCTGTTATAAACTTAGGAACAAAGATGTCTTCAAGCATAGTACGTACAGGGGTAGATGAAGCTACTTGAACACCCTCATAAGCTTTCTCGCCTACATCCTGTACAAAGTCTAGTCCTTTACCTACAGACTCACCTACTGCAGTTGCAGCACTCGTACCTTTTTCGAGAAGGTCTGATCCGAAGTCAATAATAGATTCCCAGTTAGAACCAGATTGCTTACCTACCTTAAAGTCTAACTTCTGTATTACTTCGTAACCCATTATTTTACCCTTACATAGCTTGGACCACTCTCAAGAAGTAGAAGAACTTCCTGACCTACCTTAATAGCTCCTGAAGCTTTAGCATTTTCTAACTCCTCTTCAGAAGAGAAGAATGGAGTAGTGGTAGGATCAATACCTGAATCACGTATAGTTTTTTCTAGAGTAGGATTAAACCAATCAGCATTAGAAATCATATTTAAAGCCATAGGCTCTGTTTGAGTTTCATTTGTAGGACGTAAGACAGGACGTGGACTACTATCACGACGATCAGCAGACTCAATAGCTTCACTTGCTACACGTTGCACATCAGTAAACTTATTAGCTGTTACATTACGTAGACGCTGTAAGGCTTCACCACGTGTGATTGAGCCATCGTTGTTTATATCTAAACCTTCATTAGCAGAGTATTCATCTGATCCACGTTTATACATTACAAAGGAATCGTTTTTACCAACACCTTTAGGATAATGTACTGCCATATACAAGTCACCAGTGTTCTTGATACGGCCTTGGAACCTACTAAAGTATCTGTCTACATACGCCATCTGTTCTGCACGAGTCATCTTAGCTAGGTCTTCTGTAGTTGTACCTAAATCACCTGCAGTTGACTCAAGGAACTGAATCAAACCTGTTCCTGTAGATGTGCCACTCTTCTCTGAAGGAGAGAATGAACCAATAGTTTCGAAGTCCATGATAGCAAGTAACTGATCAGACGTAACACCAAGCATTTTAGCTGTCTTATCTACTTCAGTTAGGAATGCAGTATCCTTACGAACATCTGCAGGAAGGTCATACGTAATACCTTCAGGCATTGGTAAGTCTGTAGTAGGTTCTTCTACACCATCAATAGCTAGATCGTTAATGCTTCTTTCGATAATGCTTAGTGATTTACGAATATCAACAGCTTGCTCATAACCTTGAGGAAAGTTGAAATTAGTAGGAGATAATTTAAATCCTTTATCAGTCATCTCTCCTTTATAAAGACCTTGTGCGATCTTAGCTGCATCACCTGTGATATAGTATGTCTTATCTTGTGAATCCCATACCGCACCTGTAAGACTATTCTCAATACTTTGTACATTAGCTTGTAGTGCAGTTTTCTGTAGAGTTGCAGCACTACGTAGAGCAATACGCATTTCATCTGCAGCTTCACGATCTACTGCAGCTACCATATCAATAGAAGACTTCAAGTTAGGGTTGTTGAAAATCTTAGACAACGTAGTAGAACTGAAGAAGTCTTTCTCAGTCAACATACCTGCAGTCATAGACATAACACCATTGTAGAACTGCTTGATAGAATCAGGATTCTGCATGTCGGATGGTTTAAGCACATTAATAGCTTCTACACCACCATCTACTGCAGCCTTTCGTTTATCTTTAGGCATGTCTAAATAAGGCTGAAGGAACTCAGGGGCAGTATCAAGAGTGAAAGTTGTGTTAGCATTAACAGGCGTAGTTACATCTACTGCTTGCAAGTCTGTTAAGATAAATCCTTTATTTGTAAATAGGTTCTTAACAACTTCACTTTCAGCAACCTTGCTCAACTTCTCTGGTATATTAACACCACGTGCTGCAGCCCACACCTCGGCATTCAATGCAGCATTAACTGCAAACGCTTCATCTACGTTTTCTGCAGATTGAATTAATGCTGATGCGTAGTTCTTGATTAGTGCATCAGGATTCTTAGATTTCTGTAGTGTTTCTAAGAACTGTTTCTGACCATCTAGTTGTTGACTAATCTCACTCCATTGTTCATCTGTCACATAAGCAGGTTTAATAAGTTGAGTACGCATAAGAGCATGTGTAGCTAATGCACTATCTATCTCTTGTAGAGTAATAGGTTCTCCTTGTCTACTCTTATTAACAAAGTCAGCAATAATACCTGTGTTAAAAGAACCTACAACTTTATTGTATTCACCTTTTAATTCAGATTCCCAGTTAAGTTGATTACCTGCACCTACCATTGCTAGTTTAGTCTGAGCAATAGCAAGTCCTTGAACAGTCATCAATGCATCTGATCTAAGTTCTTCGGCTGAAGCATTAGGTTTCTTAAAAGATGCAGCGGCTAGAGCCATACGGAACTCATCAGTATTCTCTACTGCAGACATAATCTGTTGGTCACGGCTCTGACCTACATACTCAAACGGACGATCAAAGATGACTTCGTACTCAGTCTTGATACGATCAATGTCATATCCTAAACTATTGTACTTACGGACAGCATCCTTCTCTATTTTCATAGCTCTAGCGAAGTCGTTGTCTTGCTCTCGTTTTAACTGAGCCTGTTCGAACTGTTTAAACAATTCATCTCTAGCACGATCTTCACCACGACGACCCTCGCCTCTAGCGTAACCTGCAGCAAAGCCGCCTACACCACCTAGCAAGGTATTAGCCATAGATAGTTTAGAACGATCTACTTGTGTCTGTGCTCGAATCTGTGCAGCCTGTATGTTAGCTTGCATAGCTTCAAACTTAGCACGAGTTTCACCTGTCTTGTCTTCTACAGGTTGAGCAACAGGACGCTCGTAACCTATATT